AAGAGGTGTAAGAGACACTTATGTTTGCAACAAATGGAGACCAAGAACTTTAAGATAAAAATGGATGGAAAATATAGTTACTATTACCTTGATGACTCTAACTCTATTTGGGAAAATAGAATATCATACTTTTGAAATACCTGATACGAGATGGCAGTATCATGGTGATGGCGTTATGAGTAAATCAGATTCTAATTCAGCAGTTTGTAGTAGCTGGTATCATTACAACATAGTCATAGATAAAAACCCAAAATACAAACCTTTTACAAATCAAAACATTTACAGACATAGATATAAAGGTAAAAAAGTAATTGGTTATATATGTGGCGGACATGAACCAAAATGACTTACAAACCATTGCTTGATTCACTTACAATACAAAAAAGCAAAATAGATGGCTTGGGTTTATTTGCTATCAAAGATATAAAAAAAGATACTAATTTAGGCGTTTCTCATATATCACTTGAAGATGAAATAATAAGAACACCGCTTGGAGGTTTTATAAATCATCAAGATATTCCTAATTGTAAAAGAGTGGTTAAGTATAACAAATCATACATTTACACAATCAAAGACATAAAACGAGGAGAAGAGATTACACTAAGATATGAAATGTATTCAGTATAAGTTATATTTCTGGTGGTGAAGAACCCCAATAGTAATCTATCAGGGTTCTTGAAATTAGTGTCTTGTATCTTCAGACATTAAAGCATCAGCAGTTTCTAAATCAATAGCTTCTAGGTATTCTTCCAAATGTTTCCAACCTAAAAAATTAATTGATTTATTTTCATCAAACCAAAATGCTAGATGTCTTTTGTTATTGGTTTTTCCTTGATCTACAACTTCACCAATAACACCCTCATCTACATAGACACCCTCAACAACTTCTTCTATTTCACTATCGAAAAAAACGATATTGTGTTTTGGTTCTATGTCTTTTTTTAGTCTATACAACATTTTCTTTTTCCTTTTGTTAGTGTTCATAATTAAATATTAATTAAATATTTTATTATTTCCCGTCGTTTAATTTAGGGTTTTACGGACAAAAAGTACTGTTCAATCTTGCCTAATATTTGAACGATTTTAGGCGACAATCTACTTGACAAGATTTACTAGATTTTATGTGGTATATTGTATAAAACAAAACAAGAACAGATTATGGCAAAATTTAAAGGAAGAAACGTAAAACTAAATAAACCATTTCGGACACCCAGTAAATCAAAGAAGTTTGGTGTTTATGTCAGAAACAAAAGGACAGGAAGAATACAAGTTGTAAGATTTGGAGACCCTAATTTACCAATAAGAAAAACGAACCCAACTAGACAGAGAATGTTTTTTGCTAGATTCAGACCTATACTTGCAAGAGTAAAAGGGCAAAAGAATTTATCTCCAGCTTTTTGGGCGATTGAATCTTGGAAAAAAGGATTTAGAATATGAAAGTAAGCGAAAACACATCAGTTGCTATGCCAATAAAAAATATGATTGGCATTATCATTGGTGTAGCTATGGGTATATTTGCCTATACAGAAATCACAGCTAGACTTACATCTTTAGAAACATCAAGAGAATTGATGAACGCAGATTTATTGAAAGCATCAGAGCAAACAACAGTAGATAAGGAACAATTTATCTTGCTCGAAGAATTATTTAAACAAACTGGAAAGCACCAAGAATTATTAGATAAAAACATACATAACCAAGTAATGTTGCAACATATTGAAAAAATGTTAGACAAGGCATTAAGTGATATAGAAAAATTAAAAGATAAAGTTAGAGAGAATGGAGGTGTCCAATGATAGAGTCTGTTGTAGCATTATTATTATTTTTAAAAGGTGATATTGTAGAGATGACTTACAAAGAACGAATGGATTTATGTTTGAAATCCAAGCGTTTAGCTGAAAGAGAAGTAAATCCTAATAATGTAAGATTTAGTTGTCAGCGAGTAAAAGCTGAAACTGAAATATATATGGGTGCAAAGAAGATAGTTAAAATTATAAGCATGAGTAAATAATGGAGTCTATCCCAGTAAACACTATTGTTGCATTTATTCTTTTATGTATCGTTATCTATGTTGGTCTAAAGGATAACGACAAATGGTAAGATTGAAAGATTCTAAGTTAGCAGAATATTTAAAGTCAAAAGGTATCAATGACTTAGAGTTACAAATTGAGATATTGAAAAAAGAAATAGATACTTTAAAGACAATAATTGATATAAAAGATTTAGAAATTGAAAGTTTAAAAGAAGATATTAAGAATCAAAAATGGCTAGGTGAGGTTGCCAATAATACTCCCAACTCTTCACAATTTGATTAGGTATGAAATATGAAGTTTGCATTATTAGTAATTATGTGTTCAGCAATGGAAAAGGTGTGTTTACCCCCAGTTCATTTACCTGAACTATATGAAGATGCTTACTCATGTTATATAGCTGGATATAAAAAAGCTAATGATAAGATTGTAGAGATTGGTAGAGAAGATATAAATGAACATCTTATATATGTAAAATTTAACTGTTATGAAGTTGAAGCTAACAAAACCGCAGTACAAAATCAGCAATTCAAAAAAAAGATTTAGAGTATTAATATCAGGTAGAAGATTCGGCAAAACATTTTTAACCATTGTTGAGATGATGAAACAAGCATCTATTCCAAATCAAACAATATGGTATGTAGCACCAACTTTTAAAATGGCAAAAGAGATTTGTTGGAATGATTTGAAGAATATGCTCTACGAGTACAACTGGATTGAAGATATAAATGAGACGACACTTACAATAAGAATAAGAAAAACAAATAGCGTTATATCGCTAAAAGGTGCAGAGAACTTTGATAGCTTACGAGGAAGTGGTATTAATTTTTTAGTTCTTGATGAGTTTGCAGATATAGACAAAAGAACATGGTTTGAAGTATTACGAGCATCTGTATCAGATACTGAGGGAAGAGTTCTAATGTGTGGAACACCTAGAGGATTTGGTAATTGGTCTTATGAGCAATATCTAAAAGGTAAAACTGATGAAGAATGGGAGTCTTTCCAATATACGACCTTAGATGGAGGGATGGTATCAAAAGAAGAATTAGAGCAAGCTAAACAGGATATAGATTTACGAACATTTAGACAAGAGTTTGAGGGAACATTTGAGAATTATGCTGGTGCTGTATATTACAACTTTCATCCTGTTGAGAGTGTAAAAGAACTTAAATTAGATTTATCGATACCTTTACATATAGGCATGGACTTCAATGTTGACCCAATGTCTTGCTGTGTAGCACACATCATCAAAGATAAAATTTTATTTGTTGATGAGATTGTAATTTATTCAAGTAATACTGATGAAATGGTTGAGGAAATACGCAATAGATATGGCTCAAAAGCTAAAATATTTATTTACCCAGACCCAGCTTGTAAGCAAAGAAAAACAAGTGCTGGAGGCAGAACAGATTTATCTATTCTGCAAAATGCTGATTTTAATGTCAAAGTAAAAAACAAACACACACCAATTAGAGATAGAGTCAATAACGTAAATTCAAGATTAAAAGATTCATTAGGTCAAAGACATATTTTTATTGGAAAAAATTGTAAAATTCTTATAAAAGGTTTACAGAGACAAATTTATAAGGAAAATACCAACATCCCAGACAAGGAAGAGGGTTTTGACCACATGAATGATGCTCTAGGATATTTAGTAGATTATATTAAACCTTTGACTATTAAATCTCCAAGTAGTATTCCTCAAAGATGGGGTGTTAAACAAGGAAAAGATGGCATACAGCAAAGAACAGGCAACAGATACTCATAAAGATTACAAAGAAAATATTAATAATTATGAATATTATATCAGAAGCTACAATGGCGGATATGACTATACTCTAGGTCAATACCTTAATAGATATAATCTTGAATTAGATAACGAGTTTAATCAAAGACTTGCAAACACACCATGCGATAATCATTGCAGAAACATCATACAAATATATTCATCTTTTCTATTTAGAGTAAAAGCAACAAGAGACTTTGGTTCAATGACAGAAGAACCTAGTTTAGAATCATTCTTAAAAGACGCAGACCTAGAGGGTAATAGTTTTAACGCTGTTATGAAACAAGCACAAAACTATGCTTCAATCTATGGTCATTGTTTTTTAGTTTTAGATAAACCAACAGTACAATTAAGAACAAGAGCAGACGAACTCAATCAAGATGTAAGACCTTACGTTTCAGTTATAACACCTGAAAACGTATTAGATTGGAATTTAAAAAGAGAAGTGAATGGAAAGTATTATTTGGATTATCTTAAAGTTAGAGAAGAGGTTGATAAGGATGGTGGGATATATTATCGAATGTGGTATCCTGACAGAATTGATACAGTATATCAAGAGGGAAATTCTGAACCATCGATAATAGATACTGCCGATAATCAAATCGGAAGAATACCAGCAGTTATTCTGTATAATGCAAAATCTCACAAAAGATTAATAGGCATTTCCGATTTGACCGATATTGCAGATTTACAAAAAGCTATCTACAATGAATACTCTGAAATCGAACAGCTTATTAGATTAACAAATCATCCATCGTTAGTCAAAACACCAAGCGTCAATGCTAGTGCTGGTGCTGGTGCAGTTATCGAAATGCCAGAAGAAATAGAACCAAATCTAAAACCATATTTATTACAACCATCAGGTCAAAACTTAAATGCAATTATGGAATCTATTAGACACAAAGTAGAAGCAATCAACAGGATTGCACATACAGGTGCGGTAAGAACAACTAAACAACAAGTATCATCAGGCATAGCATTACAAACAGAGTTTGAATTATTAAATGCTAGACTATCTGAAAAAGCAGATAATTTAGAATTAGCAGAAGAACAATTATTTAGATTATATGCAATGTTTCAAAATACAGAGTTTGATGGAGAAATAAATTATCCTGATTCATTTAACATCAGAGACTATGCAGTTGATTTACAATTCTTTTCAATGGCAAAAGCAATGAACTTACAATCACCTACATTTAACAAAGAAGTAGATAAAGAAATAGTAAGAGCAGTTATTGATGATGATGAAAAACTAACTCAATCATTTGAAGAGATAGATGGTCAAGCAGAGGTTGGTCAGTTTACACAAGACGAAGTACAAGAAGAAGATGTTGAAGATGAGTCAGTTTAATGGCAGACAAAGTAAAACAATTTACAATATATCGTATCAAGAATCTTGATAGAGCAGAGCAAGAATATTACCGAACATTACAAAGAACATTAGACAAAATAGAAAATGATGTAGTTAGACTTGCTGGCAGAGATTTACCAACTCAACAAGGCAAACTAATAGAACTACAATCCGCAGTAGCTATTAGACCAAAGATAAGAACTATTCTACAAACAGAGTTTCTTGGTTGGGCAGATACAGTAACAAAACAAGGATTTAACAGACAAGCAAAAAGAATTGAAAGAGCATTTAGGCAAATAGGCAATATCCCAGCAGAGTTTCAAGTTCTTACAAAAGGTGATTTAGAGTTAGTAAGAAATCTAAAAGTTCAAACATTTACACAGTTCAAAGATATATCAAATACATTTACCAAAAGATTAGCAGATAAAGTTTATCAAAACACACTTACTGGAAGAGACTTTGTAGAATTAGAAGATGAATTAAGAAGAACCATAAATGGTATTTATAGTAAGACAGATGATAGAGAAGCACAAAAATTAGTAAACTTTGTAAAAAAAAATAAAAACGTAAAATCAATGCAATCAAGAGTGGATAAAGCTGTTGCAACTTTACAAGCAAAATTTGGTAGAACAAGGTCTGGGGATAATATGCGTAAATTTGCTAGTCAGCTTTTAAATGATGGTTTGCGTGAGTTTGATGCACAGGTAAATACAAAAAAAGCATTAGACGCTGGATTAACTCATGTAAAATATTATGGGGATATTATACCTACTACAAGAAGAATTTGTCGTGATGTACTAAATGGAAGATATAGCAAAAGACAAGGAAATATCTTTACTATTGAAGAAGTAAGAAAATTATGGCAAAGACAATCATGGAGTGGCAAGAAGTCAGGAGACCCACTTGTTGTAAGAGGCGGTTATAACTGCCGACATCAATGGTCTTATGTCAATCCAGATTGGTATAACAAACAAGGACAATTAATAATATAGGAGTAATATGTCAGAACAAGAAAAGGTTAATCAACCGAAAAATGATGCTGTTGTAGAACAGGCTAAAGAAACTCAAACTGATAATAAACCTCAACCTCAATTCACACAAGAACAGCTTGATAATATTATCAAACAAAGACTTGAAGCTGAAAAATCAAAATACAATAGACAGCTTGAAGAACAGAAGAAAGCTGAAGAGGAAGCACAAAAAGAAAAAGCAATCAAAGAAGCTAAAACAAAAGCAGACCTTGAAAAGTTAATGCAAGAGAGAATAGCAAGTAAAGATGCTGAGTTACAAAAAATGAAACTCGATATTAAAAAAGAAAAAATAGATAATAGTTTATTATCTGTTGCATCTAAATATAATGCTATCAATCCTCAACAAGTTACAGACTTAATTAAGAATCAAGTAAGGTTAAGTGACGATAATCGTATAGAAGTTGTTGATAATAATAATAATATACGTTATAACCCAAAAGGCGAACTTTTTAGCATAGAAGAACGTGTTAAAGAGTTTTTAGAGGCGAACCCACATTTTTCCGCAAGTGGCAAGTCTGGTTCAGGAAGCCAGAGTTCTGTCGAGGGTAAAACTGTAAAACCTTTTAATATTCAGGATTTAGATATGAGCAAGGCGGAGGACAGAAAACGATATGCAGAATATCGGAAACAAAGAGACTCTAGTCCTGTTCAGATAAACTTAAACAAAAAATAAACGGAGTAAATAACAATGGCAAACGAAACAACAAGTACAACGCTCTCGGAACTATATACCGAGATTGTTGCAGAGGCATTATTCGTAGCATCAGAGCAATCAATCATGAGACCTCTAGTACGAAACTATGCTATACAAGGTGGTGGAAAGTCAGTTGAAGTTCCGATATATGCAACTGTTTCAGCAAGTGCAGTATCAGAAGCATCTGATTTATCTAACACAGAGGTAAACCCAACTTCAGTTACAATAACTGCAAGTGAGAATGGTGTTATGACTACTCTAACAGACTTAGCAAGAAACTCAGCACCAAGAAATGTTGCTGGGGACATTGGTAAACTGTTTGGAGAAGCAATCGCAAAGAAACAAGACTTGGACTTAACAGCTAAATTTGATGATTTTTCAAATTCAGTAGGTTC